CCATGCGCTCGGAATTCTTGATGCGTTTTACTTTGAGGAGTTGGTTTGCGAGCTTGAGGTTTTTAAGCTCTCGAATATCGATAGCATCCTCAAGGTTAATGTCACCTTTCGATAAGGCCATCTGCACGTTGCCTTCAAGCTGCGCTCTTTGCTCTTCATCCGGTGCAATCTCAATAGAAATCCCAAAATCATATAGGTAGAGGTCTTTAATCTCGTTAAGTATTGACACGTTGTACCTGCCGATTCTCGTGGCGAAATCCTCTTTGAAGTCAGCATACTCTAGTATGTCAGCCACCCTGTATGTAATGGCCTCTGCCAAGCTGCGATAGATGTATAGACCACTCTCCAGGATATGCCTTGTTGCCGTGTTTGAGTTGAGCGCTGCAAGCTTCTGCAAGCCCACCAATGAGTTCGGGTCAGGTGTTGAGCCATCCCTTGCCTCATTAAGACCTGTAACGGTCCGTATCATGTCCATATAGTGTTGGTAGTTAGCCAACAGCATCTGTGTCTTCGCAGCTCCTGAGTTTGACGTGAGCTGAGTAATTGGCACCCTTCCATTGTTGAAGTCACCATCCTGGGTGAAGCTCCTACCGATAACACTACCTGTTTGGAAGTATAACCTAAGGGCATCCTCAGGGTTATAGGCAGCACCTGTACCAAGGTCAACCTCATTAAGTCCATCAGCGTCAATAAACACACCATCAGGTACAACTCGGTTAATAACCTGTTGCAGTTTTAAATGGGTGATTTGGATGAGGTCAGCGAATGGTATCATCCTTCTAACCAATGACTCAATGACACCTTTATACATCCTTGGGGCACAAGCCACATACATTGGCATTGCGTGTTGTGATGACGACTTAGGTCTGACCATATTCTCGGCCATCTCCCATTTGAGGAGGTAATTGGTGCCCATGACCATGATACCTTCGTACCATACATCAACGGTCTTCTCTACCTTCTCAAAGCCACCCTCTTCCATCATCTCCTGTGGAGGATTGAACTCATCGTCCTTTGGGATCATTTTAAACCCACCCTGCTCTAAGGTTTTCTTTTTATAGACAATTTTTTTGGTTGTCTTATAATTAAAATAGAGCAAAGTGCAAGTATCTCTAAAAAATAAACTATTCTCATAAAATCTTGCTACATTGTAATAATCATACCATGACTGACTGTACGCTGATATTTGTTCTAAGTCGTCCTTGGTAAGCTTTGGATTTATCTTGTACAGCTCGGTGAGCGGAACGGTTTTAATCTCTCCCCAATAGAATACATCTTTGAAGAATGGGTCCTCGGTATAGTTATGGACAATATTTGCAGGGTCAACATAGGACACCCTAACACCTTCTCCGAGCAGGAACTCATGCTTTGCTACGGCTATGCCCAAGACAGTCATGTCATAGTCAAGGCGCTTTCTAATGTCATCGTAATGGTTCTCATCAAATATAGTACTGATTGCTACCTCCTCTGCTATCTCAATTGCAGGCTTATAGTTAATCTGCATATACAATGATAGTTCTTCATCATTCTCAGGGAGCTTCTCTGGGTCCATCATAAATGGGTCCGCTCCGGTGAACTGTTGGATTTTCTCAAATATTTGCTTACCGGCCATTTGCGTCTCGATCATGTCCTGGTACTTATTGCGCTTGGCTAGTGACATTGCGTCCTGCGCATAAGCCTTTGGCTTGAAGAGTCTATCTGCCATACCATTAACAACAATGTCAACGAACTTTGGGATAACAGGGACCGGTGTCCAGTCGATATTCAGATAGGACAAGTCTCCATCAATAGCCAATTCATTTTTGTACTTGGCTACTGACTGCTCTCCCCTTGCATAAAGCTTCAGTCTATGGAAGTCTCTCCAACGACTGTAGTACCTGCATGAGGTTCCGTCTTTCCTAAACCACTCATACTGTATTGCTTGGCCTACTTGCAAACCATAGCCTTCAGATGCTTTCTCTTTATCTGTTGCCCATTGGTTAGGGAAGCTTGAGTACTGAATATCAATTATTATATCTTTCATTTCATTAGTTGACTTGTTAATCCATCATTTGAATATTTAGCAAAGTTAATAATAATTTTTGTTTTTTCTTTCTCAGGTACATAAAGGTGTTTTTGATTCGCCATTATTGCAAGCCCTGAGCTGATAGAAGCATCATATTTTGTCCTATCGTTTATATCAAACTTTGCCCAATCTTCAAGTGTTCTGGTGAAAAGCATATTACCAATTACATCAGGCTCACGATACGCTCCGGTATGATCAAGTCCGACATACTTCTCAATGTATGACTCGATTGCTGCGGCATGAGACTGCTTGACATCTTCAGATGAGTTTGGTATTCCTCCAAGCTCCTTCTCTGTTTTTGTCAGTTTATTAAAATTCCTATCCGGTCTATTTATGCAGAAGCCCCTATATCCCCTGTTTTTAAAATGGTATAACAACCTCGGTTTGTTGTTCTCTATAAGCACTGGCATACCATAAAAAATACAGGCCATAAGCACCTCTTCGAAAAATATCTCTGCTGTCTGCGGCCTTGCGACATACTCTAAGAAGAACTCGTTCACCGGAGCATCGTCCATGTGGAACTTTGTCATTCCGTGTAATGATCCGCAGGACCCTCTTCCTCCTACTACCGCTGATATGTCGTATGGGTCACATCCAAATGAGCCAAGGTGTTCATTCCCAGGATACTTTATTCCGTTTCTGGTGTGTACATTATTAGCATAATGCGCAGGTGGGAACCATCCTATCAAGAACCTTCCATGCCTATTTGGTGTCCATATCACCTTACTGTCCTTTATGCCATCCTTCCAAGAGAATGAGCCTCTTGTGAGATAGTGTGACATTATCAATGAGTCGTTGTAATCTATTTGCTGATATATCTTTGTCAGGTTAAATAGCGCCTGCTTGCTCTCGTCTCTGAATGCGTGGGACTCTGTTCGTGGGAACTGTCTGTAGAACTCGTTGAGTGCATCGGCATCATTTTTAAGCGAGTCAACCTCATTCTCCCAATAGTCAATGGCACCGGTTGAGATTTTTGCTCCATCAACTCCTATTACAGGAGCTTCAGGCTTTCTGAATACAGGCATTCCGTACCTGTCAATAAAGCCTTCCATGTTCCATTCCATTGGAATAAACAGAGAGTACATACCGCTCTTTGTCTGTCCGTTAGCATTTCGTGCGGTTGCATTTGAGTCGTAGTATAGTGTCTTGAAGTTCTCGCCCCCTTTATTCAAAGCATTTGAGGTTGATCCCATCATGCACTTACCGATAATCTTACTACCTAGTCGCAAGCACGTTTTTGTTACACGCCAGTTGTTTAGGATGTTGTTTGGCTTAATCCACTTTCCACTCTCGTCATGCGCTAAGAATAACAGCTTCTCTCCGTCATAGGAGTTCTCCTCAGTATTCTTCCAGTCTATTGTGGTATCAAGACCTTTGATGTCATTGTCGCCAATCTCGTGCATATTCTTTTTTGTTATCTTGGATGCTGGTACACGGAACGCTAGCTCTGTCTTTGGCTTGTCCATACCATCCATGATGGGCTTGAAAAAGAATGGAAGCTTGTTATTGATTGGCACTACTTTGTCTGTGAACATCTTCTTAGCATCGGCACCGGTCTTTGACAGAATGCCTATCCTTGCATCTCTTGCGAGTGTGCCTAGATTTACGCACTCGGACGATGTCATAAATGAGAACCCTGAGCGTCTTATCTTGAGGTATATCATCCCGAAGCATCGTGGGTCTGCTTTGCAGGCCTCCCAAAAGAGGTATAGTATTCTATTTGCTTCACGGAAGTCTGGATATCCTACGTCAATGCTTGACCATTGCAGGTACATATAATGCGACCCTGTTATGTAACATGGCTTGCCATTATTATAGAACCAGAATCCTAGTTCCCTGTAGTCAAACTGTTGCTCTATGTAGTCAACCCATTTGTTTTTGAACTCAGCAGGCCTTTCATTCCATTGGAATATTGAAGGAATTTTCTCAAGCTCTTTTGGAGTTTTTGGCCTTTCCCAGTACTGCTCTGCTCTTGATTCGCTACGTTTATATACGTTGTCGGGTACCGGTGGCAGGGCAATATTTACCCCTGAGATATGGACTATCTCGCCTATCTGCCCACTCTTTGAGATGACTACAATGTCATATTGCTCATTGTAACCATACAGCCAAGTCCTGGCTTTGTTCTTGTTTAATATAACTGCTTGTGCGACCTGGTCTTTGACAGTATAGCACAATTCGTTATTTACTTCTTCTTTCCGCAAAGCCTTGTTTTGAATCTACTTTACTAATCCCCTTGTCTGCAAAGTCAAGGGCTTCCTTTTCTGACTCAATTTTATTAAGTATCTCGAATGCGTCAAATATTGCTAGTCGTTTGGTTGCGGCAGCATTCTTTAGCTTATCTGCTGCGATGTCACCATCTTCATTACCTCCTAGTATAGGCTCTTGAGCAATTTTTACCAACTCCTCAATGGCTCTATGTCCAGCTGCAATTATTTTAAGTTTTATCTCTCTATTGCTCATGTATATTTGCTTTTAAGAAAATAACCTGAATGAGCCTTGCCTCTTCTCCATCTCCAAAATTCTCAAATATACTTCTTGAATGTGGCATCCTTGATAGGAAGGCAACCATCCTATTGAACTTTGAATATAACCTGCACAGTGGTTTATGGTCATTGTCATAGATTATGGTGCCATCCTCATCAGGACTAAGTTTATTGAGATAAAGTATAACAGTTATATCACCCATCATCTCATCGGTATGAATAAAATTCGGTTCCGCTTGATTAAATGGAGATTTCCTCACAAAATTATACGCTACTTTATATCCAGGAAATGCAAATTTTACGGCTTTTGCAAACTCGTCATTATTATCTCTTGGCTGTATATTTTTGAACGTCTGTTCGCCTAGTGTAATATCTTGAAATCCAATATCGAATATGTCTCTGACATAAACCTTTGGTTCTTTTATTACATCATCAATAGCAACAACAGTCATAGTCAATTTAATTTCATTGTTACGAAATGATCGAACATCCTATATAGCTTTTCACCATCAATGTCAAATTCGTACTCCCCATTTGGAGCGAAGCAGACTGTATCACCTTCGTTGACACCCTTACTTCTTAAATATTCATTAGGGTACATCATCGTCCCCATCAATGGCTCTAAACTGAACGGTTTCTTTATATAACTCTCAGTTGCCGGAAGTGGCTTGACGAAGCAATACTTGTCATATGCGTTCCACTTGCCTTCACTTTTGTATAAAAAAAACTGCTCCTCATCAATGAAGAACAGGTCATCTTTAAAGAAGCTCTTGCCGCTTTTACGTCTTCCTTTTATGTCGTTATAGAACTTGAAGACGTTGTGGTGAACTATTAAAGTATCCCCATTCTTAATTGGCCCCTTGTAATTTAATGGTGTCTCTATAACTTCAGCATAGCGGTTCGAGAACTTGTAATCCTCTTCAGAGGTGTTTACAATGAACTCTATACCGGCTATTAGCTTTGTGTTGTTATATCGACTTCCATTTACAGGTTTCACTATAAATTGAGTCGGTGATTTCATTAAAAATCTATATTAAATTCGATTGAAGTTGGAATCGTTTGATTAAATTCTTTCCAAAGGACTATCTCGCCCTTCTTGTTGATTATGTATATCTTGATGGAAGAAGTGATATGGTCCCTCTTAATAAGATGAATCTCATTGCTATCGCCAAGCACTTTCTGCCCAACGATATAATGGATTGCACCAGATTTGTAATCGGGACCTATCGATATCTTCCTTATGTCCATTTATCCTACTTTATTTACTGTAAGTATTACTGACGGTACAGTATCTACTGGAGGTACTGCTACTGGAATAGATGTAAGCTGCACATTGGCATTTGTTGTGTACCAAACAATCTCTACATACTGCCCTGCATTGAGTGGAACAAAGATATTCCAAGAAGCAACAACATAGTGATTATTATTCGCTAATGTCACTATTGTATTTGATGAACCTATATTAACTCCGTTCTTTTTAAAGTATATGTTTACATCTCCTACTGTTCCACCTGTTTTTGTAAGCTGTGCAGAGAATTGGATGTTATAAACTCCTGTTTGGGCTACAGTTATCTGTGTTGGATTTCCTAAGCCATTGTTCACAATACTTACATCTGAAGAACCTGCTGATGATCCAAACTCCATAAATTCCTCAACTGACCCTAAAGTAGAAAAAGTATTCATGTCGTAGAATGAGCCA